ACAACAGGAACTTCTGGAACTAGATATTCCTTACACGTAAACCCATCAGCAAATACATATGGTTTATATAATGGTGCAGGATTTAATACTATATCGTTTACAGTAGATCCTGGTATATGGTATTGTGTGGCCTATCAATTAAGTACAACTGTAAACTCTAGTGTTTATGTGAATGGAGTATTGGCTGGAACAATAAACTCATCAACAATATCATCACTCGCAACATTGAAACAATTTGAATTTGGTAATTCTGATCCTGGCTTTATTAATGAAGCATTAGATGGTAGAATCGGACAAGTATGGAATTATAGTAGAACATTAGCACCACAAGAAATAAATCAGGTCTATCAAGCTACTAGAGATAGATACGAAAAATTTATATAATATGGCAGGAACATTAGCATTTTTAGGTAGTACACAAATAAACGCAACAGGTCTATTTTTAGGACAAGAAGCTATTGAGTTTAATCCGTTTACACCAATATCCGGCTCCATACCAACTGGTTCAGTTCAGATGTATTTTGATTCTGCAGATTGGAATGGTATATCATCTACATTATTAGGTAGATATGCTAACGCAACTGCTTCACTTTTAAATGTAACGGTTGGTATAAGTTCTTCATTGAATTTTACAACATCATCAAATTTAATAACAACAGCAAGTGCTATTCAACCTGTTCAAGCAACAACATCAACTATATTTGTAATATATGCATCTTCTGGTTCAGCAACTGACCCACATGGTAGATTATTAAATAGCCAAGCAACAAACTGGTTATTTGGTACTTATGGTGGTAAAACTCCTCCAACTCTTACTGAAACTCAATACGCTTGGTATAATAATCAATTCGTAATAAATTCAGGTTCATATGATACAAATTGGCATATGATGAGTGGTATTAGACATAGTGCTACATCTGCTTCTGTTTATATTGATAATCTTTATAAAACCGGTTCATTACAATCAAATAATGGATTTAATGGTTTAACTGTAAATTTCCCAATAGGTGTACCTGATGAATCAACACAGGCAAACATTGGTGTATTTGGTGTTTACAATAGAGAATTGACACCATCTGAAATAACTGACATATATAATAACTACAAAACAAAATACGGATTATAATGCAAACAGTCTATATAGGAAATACTTTGATTAATGATGTGATGTTAGGCTCACGTAGAATGGATGATGTTCTTCAGTTGCAAGTGCAATCGGTAAAAACTTCATTAACTGCATTGTGGGATGGTAATTACAATACTACTACATCTAGTTGGCAAGCATCGGTTGGTAACTATACAGCATCTATTGGAAGTGGTGTTAAATTAATAACTGGAAGTGGACAAACATCTTATTATTCATTAACAAGTTCATTACCTTCATTTGCTTGGGGTAGTCCTGCAGATATAATTAGTGCTGGTTTATCTTTTACTGGTTCTAGAACTGTATTACTTTGGATTAACCCAATTAATTTAACAAACCAATCTGTGTTAACTTGGTGTGGACAGAATGCAGGTGGTGCTGATACTGGTGTTATTGAATTTGTAATAAGCTCAGCAACAAATTTAAATAAATTAGTAATATCTGGTTCAACAGCTGCTGGTATTGTTACAGCCGAACGTGCAACAAATTTAGGAAGTGTTACAACAGGTAGTTGGCAAATGGTAGGTTATACTACAAATGGAGGAAATACGTTAGCTGCATTTGATGTTTGGTTAAATAATAATAAGCAATCATTAACTGGAAGTGGACAATGGACTGTAAAAACTGATGGTGGTAATAATTTTTGGGAATTTGGACTTATAAGTGGATTAAAACCATATTCAGGAAGTATAGCGTATCAATTTATATATAATAGAAAGCTTACAGATTCTGAAATAGTTCAAAACTATCAATACATGCAAACTTATTTTAATCAATAGCTTTGCATCACCTTAATCAATATAAAAAAAGTTACAATTGTTAAATAATAAAATAAACAAATAATATGAAATTAGAAACTCAAAATTCGTATATTTCAAATCCACAACTTACTGGTGGCACTGCTGTAATACCAACTTCTGGTTCTGCATTTGCTTCTGCTAATAGTAATACTCCTCAATTTGGATATGTGGCTGGTGGATTATATGTAGGACAAATTGGTACATTAGTAATTAAAACTTATGATGGCTCGGTATTAACACTTGTATCAGCATCAGGATTTATCCCTGCTATTGTAACAGCTGTATCTGCTTCTTCTACTTGTGGTAATATAATAGCATTAAAATAAATTATGTACAATTTAAATTATAATGTAACATATTGTAAATTAAATAAGCCTCAGGGAAGTCCATTTACTCCATCTCCTAGGTTTGACCCATTTTCAGGCAGCATAGTATTAGCTGTGCCTGGTAATATATTTACATCAGGTTATGTTTCTGTTTTTAATCAAACTAATCCTTGGGATGATATATCTGCATATATCAAAGGTTCTACCTTTAATGCTGATACGAGTAAATACGAAACACCTTTTTCAGGCTCAATACATACAATGTCACCAACAGGAAGTGTTGGTGTAATAACTAGCTCATCAATTATAAATAACTTTGGTGTAAGTGGATATGAGACTTCGATTTATTCAAATGGATATAAATGTATTCAAGTTTCATTAGATACTGGAAGTAAAGAAGGTATTAATTTAGATTATACAAAAAATTATGTTATTGAATGTTGGGTAGCATTTGAACAAACAGCTTCTTTATCTTCACCAACTAGCTCATTTGGATTCCCGAATAAAGCAATGGCAATTAAGGAAGGACAAACACCATCAGGTCAACAATTACCTAATGCAACATCATCTTATTGGTGGATGCCAGGTTGGGGTGGAAAACCTGAAAGTGGGATTAGTAATTACTATTCTGGTTCATCTGCTATGGGTATGTATCCATTCGCCTTTAATAATATTGGCAATGATAATAACTGGGCGTGGGGTACATCAAGTTATCAATGGATTCCTTTGGAATGGCATCACTACGCTGTTTCTTATCAAACAAGTGGAAGTAGTGCAAATGGAACAACTAGATTATATAGAGATGGTGGCTTAATTGGGGAAAGAGTAATAGAAGGCTCTGATGGTGTGGGATATTTTGAATTTGTACCAACATCTTCTTTGGGAACTAATAACGCTCCTTTATACATACTTGGTTCTCCATTTGAAATATTCCCTTATGATAGTGAAACAAGCGGATTAACACAATATGATACAGGCTCTGCTTGGTATGTACAGGATTTTAGAATGTACAATGGAACTAATAAAAACTATACTGGTTCAATTATACCAATACCACAATCAATGATTGTTGGATTTCAAGAACCATATCCAGTATAAAAAATTACTATATTTTTACACACAATTGTTAAATAACTAAATACAAATAATATGAACGCAACAGAAGTACTAAAAAAGATAATGACAACTTTATCTCTATCAAAAGAGGAAGTGTTATTTGCTTACGCAAAACTTGCTGATGGAACAATCTTAGAATCTCCTACATTTGATGTTGGTGAGATGGTTGAAGTAGTATCTGAAGATGGAAAATCTCCAGCTCCTGCAGGCGAACATGAATTAATCTTAAGAGATTCTGAAGATAAAGAAGAAAGAATTAAGATTATCGTAGATGCTGAAGGTAAAATTACTGAAAGAGAGAATGTTGAATTAGCAGATAAGGAAGAAAAAATGGAATCTATCGCTGGTGATGACATGGGCGATGACGAGGAAGTTGATACTGAAGAAACTGCAGAACCTATTTCAGAAGATATGAGAAAATATGGTGACATGAAGAAAGTAATGGAAGACATGTCTTATCGTATTGAAGAATTAGAAAAGAAAATGCAGGATATGCAGGAAGTTAAGGAAGAAGGTGGTGAAGCTGATAAAGTAAAAACCGAACCTCTACCTGGCGATAAAGAAGAAAAGATGGCAGCCGTTGAACCTGATGAAGATGAGGAAGATGAGCTACCTAAATTGGACGGAGCACCAATTGATGAAAACGCACCAAAACAAAACGGAGTAAAACTAGGTAAGAAGAATACAATGGTAAATCCACAAAATTCATTCTTATCAAAACTATACAAATAAAATAATTTAAAATCATTTAAAAATGAGAAAACAACAAAACTTTGCACAACCTGCAGTAACCACAACTTACGCTGGTGAATTTGCTGGAAAGTACATTGCAGCAGCGTTGTTATCAGCTAAAACTTTAGATAACCAATACATCACAATCATGCCGAATGTGAAGTTTAAGAGTGTTATCCAAAAGATTGCAGTTGATTCAATCGTAAACGATGCATCATGTAACTTTACAACATCTGGTACTGTAGCTCTTACTGAAAGAGTATTAGAACCAAAAGAACTTCAAGTAAACCTTGAATTATGTAAGCAAGAATTCGTAGATTCTTGGCAAGCATTACAATTAGGATATTCTGCATTCGATGAAATTCCAAAAGATTTCAACGATTTCTTAATCTCTTATGTAGGCGGAAAAGTAGCACAAGCTACTGAAGAATCAATCTGGAGAGGCGTAAACGCAACTAACGGACAATTCGGTGGTATCTACAACCAATTATCTTCATCAGTAGTAGCTGGTGGAACTAACGCACCTGTAACATCATCTGTATCTGGTTCGGTAACTTCAGCAAACGTATTATCAGTACTAAGTTCATTAGTTGATGCTATTCCGCAAGAAGTTTACGGAAAAGAAGACTTAATGATTTATGTTCCAACAAACGTAGTTAAAGCTTATCAACAAGCATTAGCTGGTGGTAGTGCTGGAGCAAATGGTTTCAACAACCAAATGAACGTAGGTGAGAAGCCTTTGAACTTCAATGGTATTGAAATGGCATTTTGTCCTGGTCTAGCTTCTTCTGCTATGGTAGCTGCACAAAAATCAAACTTATTCTTCGGAACAGGTTTATTGAGTGACTACAATGAAGTAAGAGTATTAGATATGGCTAACTTGGATGGTTCTCAAAACTACAGAATCATTATGAGATACACAGCTGGTACACAATATGGTATCGGAACTGACATCGCAATCCATAAGAACTATTAATATATTGAATGAATAATGGGAGGGTGTAATTCCCTCCCTCATTCTAATCTATTAAAAACAAAACAAATTAACTAAAAAAATTAAAACTATGGCTTGTAATTTAACAATAGGACGTAACGAACCTTGTAAAGATTCAGTTGGTGGTATAGCTTCAGTATTCTTCTGTAACTATACAAGTTCATTTGGTGCAATATCATCTGGTTCAAACGATGATGCATTAATTGAATCACTTCCTTCTGGCTTAACAGTGTATCAATATGACCTTAAAGGAAATTCTAGCTATACTGAAACTGTAAACTCATCTCGTGATAATGGTACAACTTTCTTCTCTCAAGAATTAGTTCTTAACTTGAAGAAATTATCCAACGAAATGACTACACAATTGAAGTTGATGGCTTATAGTAGACCTCAAATCTTTATCCAAACAATGGCAGGTGATACTCTATTGGTAGGACAAAGAGAAGGTGCAGATGTAACAGCAGGTACTATTCAGACCGGTGCAGCATTGGGTGACCTTTATGGTTATTCAGTAACTTTCACTGGACAAGAACAATTCCCAGCTCCATTCG